GCCAATTCAGCCTGACGGTCAGTCAGCGCTCGACCGCTTTGTGTAGCTGCGCTCATACTGGCCAACACTTGCACATCGTATCTGGCCAGACTCACAATGGGTTGAGTGCTATCAAACAGTCCGTAAATTTTACCCGTGTGTGGATCACGGTCACCGTTGATAACTTCTAGATAATCTTCGACATAGGTAAATGTTTTCATATACATATTATAGCATGTTGTAAATTCAAAGTCAAAAAAAAGCCCTACCTAAGTAGGGCTCGAAACCGAAGTAAAAGGAGCTAACAAAAACTTCGGGTAAAAACTTAACTCTTTATCATTAGGGCAATTGCTGCTAAAGCAAACGCCAGTAAAGGTTGACCGGCTAGCAATAGCAGTATTGCAAAGAACCAAACCATTATGCACTCTTCATACAAGTGCTCTGAGCCAGTGCCTGCCACTTGGTAGGAAAGCTCTTGTACAGCTGACCAATCTTGATTGCCATACGCAAGCTCATCTCGCGCAAGCGGTTCTTGTTGTCGTCCATAAACCCAATGATCTCGTCTTGTGCAATTTCGCCGAGTTCAAGATCCGCAAACAGTTCGCCTGATCTAGCAATCTGTTTGATACGCAGGACCTTGTCACGCATGGTGTCCAGTGTAAGGTCCAAGTAGTGGCAGCGCGACTGCAAAGCATCCAAGTGATCCTTGAGCTTTTGGCTCTTCATCTTGTCGAACTTCAAATTAGTAATAAAGATTACACTACCTTTGAATTCGAAGCTGTCCGGAATACCTTCGCTGCGAAGGATACGACTGTCACTCAACCACGAAATCTTGCGCTTCTTGCCCGAGTCTAACGCACCTTTAAGCAAGTTAAGGCACACATCGTCAAGCAAGATACTATCGCAGTCATCGAACACGATAACGCAGTTTGGGTCCGAATACTTGTACAGGGCTTGGTACAGGCCAATTGCAGTGGCCGAACCTTTTACAACCTCAGCCCTGAGTCGGCGTCCGGCAATCTGGTCCAGCAAGGTAGCTTTTTCAATCTCAAGCTCAACACCAAAGCTCTTGCCCACACCCGGAGGACCCGACACAATCATGGCACGGATGTCACCACTGGTTGCAGCCTTGGTCATCTCGGTGAGTATTTCAAAACGTTCAGCAATCTCGGCCATACGTTCTTCGTCAGTCTGTTGACTAGCTGCCTCTACTTGGATACATTCAGGAATGGCTACATCACCTTCGGTGACGAATTCATAATCACTCATTGTGTTTACTTTGACACGGATGTCTTCAGGAAAGCCAGGAAATTGGCCGCCATTTTTGACAGTAACATAACCGCCTTTGGCGCCACTACGGAATTGATCTACCAATTGAAAAACACGACCGGATACATCAGTAGTACGATATGCACCAGCTTTGATACGAACGAATGAATTACTCATACAAGCTCCTTATTAAAGTTGAAATATTATTGTTATTTTTAATATTATACAATATTGCTCAATTATGGTCAAGTATTACTTGACCAGAGCATAAGGTTGATTCCATTTACCAATGTTAACACTGATATAATGTGAGCAGTGAAAGTAATCTGTCATTGCATCCGATTCGTCGAAGTAATCCGGACCATACATCGCTGGGATAACTTCTGCAAGAAAGTCCTTGGCGCGGCCAGTAAAGTGTTCGTGGTACCAGTACGGATTAACTTGGTCACGGTTACTACCAAAGTCAATATCGCCTTGTTTGACAGTCAGCACCAGCGTGGAATGATTGCGAACAGCAAGGCTAGCTTTGATGTTGTATTTTTTGCAAATAGCCTTGATAGTGGGTGCCAACTTTGCTTTGTGTTCTTGGGACATATAAGCCATTTGTCACGCTCCTTATTAGTTACTATACCAATATTATAGCAAAATGGATCTTTATGGTCTACCAAAAAAAGTGTTGCCAAAAAGCAACACTTGGAGTTAACAATTATGCAACTTTTGTATAACTTGCACGGTAGTAGCAGTCCGGGTCACCGGGCGGGTTGTTATAATTGTAACAGAATTCTTTGGCTTCCGCTTCGGTAGTAAAGAACTTCTCACCCATTGGGCGCTGTCCCCAACCACGCTCGTATTCTGTCATTGTAACTTTATATAGGCTACCAATTCGGACTTCGGACATTTTGTTCTCCTTTCTATCTACTGTAATTACAGTTTAACAAAAAGGACCATTATGGGCAACTGTTGCTTTTTTATTAATCCTTAAGAGCATGCCAAACTTCAGGATCCATGCCCAGGTAAATTCGGTACAACAACTTATTGCGCCACACGCTAAAGGCATTGATTTTGTTTTCAAACCAGATTAGCAAGTCATCTCTGAACCACAACGGGTTCAGCAAGAATAGACAGAGTATAACCAAGATAGGCAGAAACATTACAGACAGGATACTCCAGTGGGCGACACGCATCCGCCACCAGTTCCCGCCTTCGGGGGTCATTGATACAGTTTGTTTTTTCATACCGTATTATACAGCGGCTAACTTATACTCGTCAACAACATTGAACAGATTTGCTCTCTGCCAATCCCAGACATCACTACAGCGATTGCACACTGGACCCACAAGAGCAGTCGATCCATCAGCAAATACCAGTTCGGTTTGCCAGCCACCCAATACACCCATTGTAGATACTTTCATCACATTCTCCTTAATCGGCAATTAAAACTTTAAACATTTTGAGACTGGCATTGTCCCCAGGAATTTGCAGTCGGGTTGCAAACTTGACACCGTCCTGTACTGGAAGTTCCAGCGTGAGCCAAGTATTCAAGAAACCGGGCCGGGCAGTGGGAGCGATTTTGATATTACGAACTACAGCATCACGGACACCGGCTGCACTAGTGTATTGAATTCGGGTGCCAATTGCTAGTTCCATTTGTTGCTCCTTGTTAATTACAATACCAAAATTATAGCAAAATGGAGAATTATGGTCAATCGTTGCTAGAATAGCAATTGTTTATTTGCTAACTTTACGGCTAAAGCGCCATATAGGACCAATTTCGGGGTGATTACGATCACCGCCTACTGCTATTTGTGCATCTAGGGGAGCACCATAGCTATAGTAATTTACATAGTCGGCGATTTTTCTATTACTGGTTCGAATTAGGCATAGTCCTGCGTCGTTGGTAACCAAGTACTGACAAGTTCCGTGTTCGTCGCGATCGATGAAGAGCATACCATATTTATAGCTCTATCAATTTGATTGGTAGGTACACCGTTTTGTTGATAGCCTTCTGTGACCATTTCTAAATATCCAGCACCGGGTTCTTGCAAGCCGCTTTGATCGTTCATCTGATAGGTTAATGCAAAAATAAAGTAGTCACCGGTATTTACTTTGACCAAGAATCTAGTATAGTAATATGGATATCCTTCTAATGCATCCAAAGATTGCAAATGCTTTTCGTTGATATCCCAAAGAACTCCGTAGCAGACACTACCGGCTGATTCGGCTATGTCTGCATGGGCACGAAAAACAAATTCGTAATCGTCTATCCAAGCAGGACCAAGACAAACAGCACCCGGGCAGCGAGTGGCCATCTGGTCCAAACTAGTATTCATTCCGTAAGCAAAATATTTCATAGTCGACTATTATAGCGAATTTATAGTTATAGGTCAACCACTGAGAGTTTGTTGCAATTTTGTTAAGTCTGCACAAGTATAAGTCTGATAACTGTATTCTAAATGCTTGGGAAACGGGATCTGTTCAATTAAGGCGCCATACTGTTTAGCTCGTTCTTGTGCTACGTCTAAGAACGATCGAGTCTTTCCGGTACCAATATTCCAAATACCGTTTTCTTCAATATCGTTGTAAATAAATTCAAATTGTACATCTAGTACTCGGTCTACACTAACAAAATCTCTACGAAAGCGGTCACTGCCTTCAAAAACTTTTATAACTCCGGTTGACTGTGCTTGAACAGCAAACTGATAGTATGGGCTAGCTTGTGTTCCTTTGTGCATTTCGTTTGCACCATACACATTAAAGTATCTAAATCCTTGGCACCGAACATGCGTCGGATTCTTTTCAACATAGTGTTCGAATAGATATTTTGACCACGCATACGGGCTGCGAGGATCCACGGGTGCGGATTCTCTAAAATCTGTGCCAAGGCCATACACGCTCGCCGAGCTTGACCATTGAAGATTAACATCATGTTTCCTACATTCCTCGTATAACCAAATAGAGAAGTCTACATTTTGGCGCATGACTCGGGCAACATCACGTTCTGTAGTGCTACTAATAGCACCAAAATGAAACACCCAGTCTAGTCCTTCGATTCTAGGTAGAACACGCTCATCCCACTCGTATGTGTAGATTTCATGGACTCCCATCTTTTGCCAAAAACTTACAGCATGACTGCCGATGAAGCCTCTACTTCCTGTTATTAATATTTTCAATTATTTTACTCGTTGAATAATTTTGTACTAGTGGATAGTATTTAATGTCGCCACAATATTGTGCGCCTGTTATTGTTTTACCTCTATAGTCTGAACCTTTGACCATTAGATCCGGGCGATACAATTTACAAATGTGTTCAAGCTCCGCTTGTGTATCAAAAATCCAAACAGCATCTACACACTTTAAATTGTCTAGTGCAAATTTACGATCCTCTTGATTATTAACGGGGCGACTCTCGCCTTTTAATTCTCGTACCTGTCTATCACTATCAATGCACACCAACAAATAGGTTCCTTGACTACGTGCAAAGTTCAGCATTTCAATATGCCCACGATGCAAGATATCAAAGGTACCGTTAACTATTATTCTTCTGGCTATCCCCGGGCTGTACACGATAATTATCCTCTACTGAGTCTGGTGTTGAAACTTCTATTATATTACCTTCTTCTATACAAATCAATTGATGCGGAAACAACGGTTCATTACGCCATGTGTCACCAGCATTCAGAATTCTACTGTCCTTTGACGCATCCTTGGTGTTAATCCATATCACTTCAAAACGTCCATCTAATACATACCAAGTCTCATCTTTTTCGGCATGAAAGTGCATACTAAATCTTGCACCTGCGTTGAACTTCATTATCTTGCCACAGTATTTGTCATTGGTAGCAAATATAAATTCGTTACCCCAACCTTTTTCTACAAATCCTTCTAGTCTTGTCATACCTGTTCAATTTCCTCTAATGTTGGGCTATACACACCAATGTGCTGCACAGTTATGCTAGACGCCCGAATGGCAAATTCAATTGCTGATAAAATGTCTTGTGATAAAACGTAGTTGTATGCGAGAGCAGATAAAAAAGTATCACCTGCCCCGCATACATCAAACGCCTCTACTTGTGGAGCAGAAATCGTATGTTCTTTGTACCGGGCACCGTCTCTTCCGAGGGTGACAATAAGTTCTGTAGGGAAAGTTTTAGCAGCTTCAAATTCCAATTGGTTAATCTTAACGTAGCAACCTTCACATCTGGCCAAGTCGTATTTTTTTGTGTCAACGAAAATAGGACCAGTATAATTCTTTCTAAGCTGTTCAATGGTCTCATAATCTACACTTCCCTTGTTGTAATCGCTGACAACTATTGCATTGTACTGGTCTATGTTGTTATAGTCAACTTTTACGGCACGACTAGGTGAGTCTTGATCTATCCTTACTAGGTGTTGTTTTGTTCTTGAATCAATTACTCGAGTCTTAATACAGGTTTTAATTCCATGCACAAAATCCACTTCACAACCCAATGCCTCTAAATTTTCTTTTACATTTGCTGCCATGCCTGGCTTGGTCACAGTGTGTGTATAATTGACCACAGGCACTGGTGCTTCGGGACTGATTCTAGTCACTGTTCCGTATTGATACTGATCAATACCGTTGTCACCAATTAAAAGTATTCGCACTTTAGAAGTATTGACAGTTGGATCTAGGGAAGTAGCACTCATTGTTTTGTAATGGTTTAATCTTAATTGTTTCTAGCACAGAACTTTTTCCAAGTCCCATTGCAACGCTGTAAGCAGCACTTTGATTGCCCATGAATAAGTCTGCACCAGCAATCACATCAGCTAGTTCTTTAAAATCTTGCACTGGATAATATTGTACATGAAACCCAGTACTTTTCTCAAAATCTTCATGTTCTTCTTGTGTGCCGACAAAAATTCCGTTTTGTGAGATGTTGGCTTGCTCTAATAGATTTTGCCAAGTGCCTGTACCGTTAGGACAACGATACCTAAATGTACGATTGATCACAACTGGAGCAATGGTCTTGGCATCAGCTTCTAACCATGTTTCGTCAAGTACTTCGGGGGCGAAAGGCAATCCAAAAGTCATATGATATGCTTGCACATAGTTGCCTTCAAATCCACGAAACAATACTCCACGAAAACGATCTAAGTCAACATCGTGATCACCGGTCCATACAGTAACTTGGTTTATGTAGGACTGCCTGGTTAGTAATGGTTTCAAAATATCAAAATCTGCATTACGAAAACGACCCTTGTGCATGGGATCTACTTCGTCGGGTCTGTAACCGTATTCAGCCACACACTTTTCAATGTTACCCAATGCAACAGCCACAGTGCCGCTGCCCATTTTTTTAATTACACTGAGACCGTAAATTAGGTCACCAAAAGTTCCTGAATGTTTATAAATCATAGTATTTCTAAAATATTATTGGCAATACGTTCGGCACTAAAGCTATCTTTGCAGCGGAAATCGCCATGTTTGCATACGACCTGTCTAACAGGTCTCTGTTGATTGTCATTACAACCCACACAGTCAACATTGCTCATGATCACAGTAGTATTGTGCCCAAACACTTCTTTGCGATAAGGTAATATTCTTTCTGGTTGTAAATGTGTTTGTAATGCGATAATATGAGTGTTGCTTGCTGCTGCAACATGAAATGGTCCGCTGTCTATTCCTACAAAACACCGGGCACGATCCATTAATAATTTTTGTTGTTGAATGGAAAGCCGACCTCTAGCATCAACAAACAAAGGATGATCAACCGAGCCATCACGTTCGCTACCCACACAAACAATTTTAAAGTCTGTGCGTTCAGTAAATAATCGTTCAAACACAGCAAACCAAGTGGCCCATGCCATGTTTTTTAGTTCCCAATACCATTGTCTAATATGAATCACAATGTATCGATCTAGCTCGTTGTCTTGACAGAAAGAGTTAACAATATCTTTGTCGAGTTCAGTTGTGAATAATTCTACAGACTTGTTATCCATTGCTGATGTGCCAAAAGCGCGATAGAAATAACTATCCACGTAATGATTAACGGGATTGTACTCGTAGGCATCATCCAAATTAATATAGAGATCATAATTTTTTATATCAGGAGTTGCATCAGTGTGGTAGATAGCTCTTACATGCGGATTATTGTCGTACACATTGGGAAATTCTGTTGCTACATCAATTTCACAATTGTATTTGCGTTTGAGCTCACGCACAACTCCGGTGCTCATAATCACATCACCAAGGGCAGCTCTGCGTCTAACTAATATCTGTTGTGGTCTTTCGATGTTCATTTAAATAATCTTGAATATTTTGAGTAAATTGTATGTCAGGTCTTTGTTGCTGTACTAATTGTTTATTATGTTTTATTGCTGGCTGACTTTTTTCGTAGGCCACTGCAATTGCGTCTATAGGCTGGTTTAAAAAATCAAGTAAACTTTTTCTAGCAGCTACTAACCGTGCTCCGGGATCTACAATGCTATCATAACTGGTATCAATAATATCATCAAATGTTTGGTATCCTTGTTCGCGCAAATATCGTAATGTTCCTTGGTACCCTACATAAAAAAACAACTGCTGATAATTCATTGCATTAAAAACTTTTTCGCTTACAAAAACACCATTATCAAAGAATGTATCAATGACTATTCCCAAATAACTATCAAGATAAAAATTTACATCAGTCTGTGTAAATTCAATGGTGTTATCAATAGCCGGTAACGGAATTTTATCAGCAATAGAATAACATTCTTGATCGATATGTGCAGCCCAAGTTGATTCTATATGATGTTGTATCCACGGACCGGGAATGTCGGTGTGTACACATTTGTAATTAACCAAACCAGAATCTAATAATTGATTGTTAATCAAACCAGCAAGTATATATCTTCTGGTGTACCAATCTTTACTGCTTGCCCAGTAGAATTTATATTTTCTTTTGTTATAACAATCTTCTTGCCAGTCTCGAGATTGATTTTCTATTCTTCGATTCCAATGCAAGTTGCTAACCAAATCAAACATACCGATGCGACAGTAAGCAAAGTTAATTTGCGGCAATTGATATTCAGAATCGTCAATTAATTTTCCCGTAAACACAATTACTGGATTTGATATAGATTTACAAAAATTATCTAACGGTATTATCCAAAAATCCCTTTCCTGTATGCATTGAAATGCACCAAGCAAAATTATTAATGTATTTTTGTCCCGAACAGGAATTTGTTTTACATAGTCAACAACGGATTCTAAATGAACGGGATATAAATTACGAACTACATAATTGTCAGTGGGTATATCTAAATGTACATCATATTCACCAGTGTCATACATTTGTTTTTACTTCTTTAACAGGATCATTTAGTTTTTCGGCCACAGTATTTTTTAATTGTACACGAAAATTATTGTAGTCTCTAATTTCCAATGCACGACGCCCTATTTCAGCTAGATCTGTTCCATCAATTCTACATTTTTTAAAATCATCTTCTAGGCTCCAAATTTTATCATGTAAAATTTTAAATGCCTGTAATTCTTGCCAAATCACGGTTTTATCAATTCCCAACATTTGTTGCTCGTAAAACTCTAGTTCGTTTTGATTGGCTCCACCTGTGCGATCATGCTTAACCTGTGCAATAGCGTAACGATCAACCAGCTCCATTACAGGAAATTTAAATTCCAACTTCCACCTCCGGAAAATATTTTAGAAAACGGTCGTTGCTGTTGTTTCTTTGTTTCTGTATTCGGCCTTTGATTTCTTTAAAAAAGTTCCAGGCCAGTGGAACAAATAAAATTTTATCACTGTCGTTATAGCCAGACAAATGATCAATAGATACTACAGGAATATCTTGACCTGGGCTATATGTGCCCTGCTTGTTTGGATTGTCATCAATGATATAATCCAACGCAACATCTGCAAAATTAAGTAAAGTCATTCCTTTGGCCGCAGCACCATATCCCACAACATGGTATCCCTGTTCTTTGAACATCGTGATTCTTGAACTGAATTCACTAGCGATTTTTCTCGCACGAGCAGCCCATGCGCGATATGTGTCATTATTAAGCAAGTCAGCTTCTATACTAATTAGATTTGCCACATGCTCACGACGAGTTCGAGAAGGAGAAAGTACAAACACATAGCTGGTTCCGTGAATAGGTGTTTTAACCGCATCAATTAACTCCCATCCAGCTCGTTGACACAGTTTGTTCATGGAATTGACATTGTAAAAATTTACATGTTCATGATAAATGGTATCAAATTCACCATTACGTACCATGTCGGCCTGACTAGTTTGAACGAAAAATAAACCGTTTGATTTCATCAACGGTCGTAATAATTTGAGATATGTGAGTGGATTTGGGTTGTGAGCAAAACTATTTTGCGCCACTACTATATCAAATTGCCTGTTGTCCAGATTCCCTATAGACTGTTCGTCCCAAAATCCACACACAACTCGATGGCCTTTGGCCGTACTAGTAGGATGAAGATTTTGTGCTGGATCTACTCCGTAAGTAAGGTAGCCTAATTTTTCAAAATAATCCAGTTGACTGCCATCATTACAACCAATATCCAGTACACTTCCAAATTGTATATTACTGTATTCTCTTGTCCATTTAGCAAACCAAAACATATAATCTAAATAAGTCTGGCTTGTTCCACTGACGTATGCATAATTTTGATAGATTACAGCAGGATCAACCACATGAGTTAGTTGTAAATGAAAACAATCAGCACATTGATTTACTGCCAGTGGGTATTGTTGATTTTTGTCAGGTTCTTTTAAAAAATTATTCGCCAATGGCTGATTGCCTAAATTAATAGCAGATAATAAATTTTTTCCGCCACATGCTAAACATTCTGTTAATTCTTGACAATTTTTCATGTTAGTTTTTAATAGGTATACCGTTTGGTGCAATAAATCCTTCTACACCAAGAACAGGTAGTTCCTGCACTAATTCTACAGGTAAGAATTTATATAATACATGCTCGATATCTGCGTATCCGCCTTGGCTTACTCGTTGTCCTATATAGCTTAGACTATCATTATACACTTGAATTACACGTTCGGTCTGATCAGCAGGCCAGGACCAAAGTCTAGCCATGTATTGTAATTCAATTCCAGTCACATGGTATGGAAACTGACTTTTGTGTTTAGGACCAATAATAATACGGTCTGGATATTCTTCGTAGACTCCAAGACTGAATTCGTCATTTAGTATATACCGACCTGACATTTTATGTATTCTATCTAGCCCCGCGAAGTCACCGTCATCTTTGCACATACGCAATGCTCGAGAAAAGCACATAATCTCTGTACTATTTTTAACCACATCCCAATTGTCACTTTGGTAGATAGCCAATACATCAGGGTCGCGACTGAAGTCCAAAAGTAAATCACAATTTTGTTCCAGTGTATTGCTTTGTGATTCTGTCAGTGCTGTACCAGCACATTCCATCACAATGATTTTTGCATCCGGTACTCGAAATCTAATATTCTGCAGAGTGATGACAGTTTGTGCTAGTCTTTCTTCGGGACTATATACTCCAAATTTACTATTAACAGCAGAAGTAACTACAAAACCGTGTTTGATCATTTGCTTAACCATCTTTCGTTATGTAATGTCCATTTAACCATTTCTGTGATACGTTCGCTCAATTTGATCTTGGGTTCCCAACCTAGGCTCTTTAACAATCCACCGTCTAGTGCATAACGCATGTCGTGGCCGGGGCGGCTGGTATGGAAGTCAGTCATTTCATATTTTAATTCTTTACCTACAGCCGCAGCAATCATTTGTGCTAGGGTAAGGTTATCAATTTCTTCTGTGCCAACAAGATTAAACTTCGGACAGTGGGCGTGGCCGTAGTCACCGGTGTGAGTATAATTCTCAAGACCGAGTATGAACATAAGACCTTCAGCAACATCTCGGGCATGGATGTACATTCGCGAACCTGCCACGGTTCGGGTTGGATCACTGTGTATGATGACTGTTTCCCCATCTCTCACTTTCTGAATAGTTGCCGGAATAAACTTTTCCGGATGCTGTCGTTCGCCGAATACATTCATGGTATGCGTAACAACAATAGGCATTTTGTAAGTATTTTCATACGCCACGCAAAACTCTTCCGCTGCCGCTTTAGACGCGGAGTAGGGATTGGTACTGTTATATCGATCATACTCGCGATATGAAACACCAGGCGGTGCAATGCCAAATATCTCGTCGGTGGAAAAATATACAAACTTCTCCAAATTAGGTAAGTTCTTCCTTGCATAGTCTAACATATTAACTGTGCCAACCACATTGTCCTGTACAAACTCCATGGGGTAGGCGATTGAACGATCCACGTGACTGCCTGCAGCCAAGTGTAGAACAATGTCTACTGGACCAATGTCATGTACAATTTGGCTGTTGATCTCTGCTTTGAGATCGTGAAACACAATACGCAAGCGTTGACTGACCATTTTAGAATCATGGTCTTGCAGCATATCGTGTAATCGATTTAGATTACCAGAAATATCAAGCCGGTCAAGGCAGACGATCTTCCACTCTGTTGTTTTAAGAATTAAATCGATTACATGATGTGCAATGAAACCGGCGCCGCCGGTGATTAATACTGTTTTTGACATTTTACCTCAGAGATTATTGAATTTCTTATATTTATTCGCCGGCCTTTGGCGCTACGAATTGTTTAATATGACTCATTGCTTTGCGAGCAGTATCAAACACATATTCCATGGTCTCATCCTCGAGATGAACAGTAACCACGAAACCATTTGCTACTTTACGAATTTCGATTGATTCAAACATAGTTGACTCCAGATTAGTTGAATCGTAATTGTAACACGGTCAATCAGCTGTTGTCAACAACTGCATCCACACAACTTTTACATAAAGATTCGTCTGTATATTCGGACAACGCATTTAATTTTTTCAATTTGTTTATTTCTGGGTTGGTGTATAAATTTTTGTACTCATGTTCTAACAAATTACCCATTACGTGTTTTTTATCGTAATCCATACAACATAATAATACCTCACCATTTGGCAATAGTACTCCTTGATTGTATAACTCTGTTTTACTACATTTTATAGGCTGTTGATGTTTGGGCGAAAACTTGATTGGTTGTTCCTTGACTTGATCGGTATCCAGTGTACCTGCTCGATCATGGGCTGCCACTGACCAGCTATGACTAACTACTACTCCTGGTAGGTGTCTAATAGCAGGATGTACTCCATCATCACTCATAGTCATTGCTTCATAATGAATGCCTACTTTTTGTAAAATTGTACGCATACCTATGTAGGCATATTCCCAATCGGCACTAGGTTTCCATCCACGCATGTTTCCTTTTTCATCTGGGAAATGTATCTTAAAAATTTCAATTTGATCTGCATACTGTAGCAGTAGTTCGCCCATTCTATGCACAGTGTTTTCGTCCCAATTATACAGTGTAGTAAAAATGGCCAGTTTAAAACCTTGAGCAAGGGCATGTGCTACCATGTCAGTGCAGTCAGGATTGACCCATGGTTCCGACTGTCCGCTGAAGTCAAGTCTAACGTCTCTAGGAAGTTTGTCTATTATTATTTTAAAGTCTTCTAGTTGCATATATTTGATATCATCACCATATGCATCTCTTAGGTTGTCTTGAGGACAATAATTGCACATCAATGGACAACCAATCATGGTTGTAATTTCTAGTGTAGGTCTGCTTGTGTTATTGCGGTAATAGGTTTCTTGCACTTTGAGTGGCCTCAGTAAGTAAATAGTCTTTGTATTTAATTTGATTTTTAATCACAGTATCGGGCAAGTAATTGTCTACCGCAACAGGTGTAAACAAATAATCTGGATTATCTAACTTGATACCTCGGCCCAATTGAATACTTTCTTCAATATTGATTTGATTTAATATTTCCGGTTTATTGTCATCGGCGTGTGCAAAACTTTGAATTTTGTTTTTGGCAAAATCGCTGTTGCCCAGGTAAGTAAAATGCCAGCCAGCATGTTCTACAATTTTAATTGTGCCATCATGATATTGCCAATCTAGATTGTTTAGCGCATGTCGTTGACGCCTAAATTCCTCAGGTGAGTTGAGTAATTTCTTTTTAAGTGCGCCAGACCATACCGAATACTTGTCTTGTGTAGACAACATGTAATTGAATTTAAAATTAAACAAAGGCATCCTGAACCCGTATATGTCGGCTTGGTTGTTTCTCAGTTCAGCTATAGTTTCAGGACGCAGTATTTCATCAATATCGCTGATGATTATCAAATCATCATCGTGGGCATCCTCTATTCCTAGCATGATAGAGTCTCTTTGATATCGTTCATTTTCCCAAGGATCTGCGCTCATAGGCATGTCTTCGATGCCAATGTATATCAATTTGGTATGATGTTCGTAGTCTTTTGAGCGTTTGGCAAAATTAAAATCTTTTGGTTGATTTTGGAATGTAGTGTTGCCTTCTACTAGCACCATGTAATCCACATGATCGTACATTTCGGCAATTCTAAGATCTAATAGATCAAATTCATTATAAAAGGTGAAACAATCGTATATTTTCATAGCAATACTTAGTATAATAAATACTCAACAAATTGATTTTCAAGGAATTCTATGCACGCCGTTGCCAGTCTACACGACGCAAACTATGCTGATTTAGCAGAACTAACTAACTCCCCCAAACAAGAATATTGTGAGCGACACGGATACAAATTTTTTGTGCTAGACAAAATGAAGTATAGCACAATCACCGGATTTAACAAAATTCATTTTACATTAGATTTGTTCAAACAACATCCAGACATTGAATGGCTACTATTCAGCGAGTGCGATGCTACTATAACTAACCTCTCTGTCAGGATCGAAGATCGTGTGGATAACGATTATCATTTTATTGTGCCAGTTGACCGTTTAAATATCAATTCTGGTAACTTTCTAGCTCGCAACAGTGAGCCAGGTCGTGCATATTTGCAAATGATCATTGACCAAGAAGAAGCTTACAAAGATGTTGAGTGGGCCGAACAGCAAGTGATCATCGACACCATTGAAGAATATTCTGGTATAGTAAAAATTGTACCACAAAAATATATGAATAGTTACGAGCCTGAAATTTACGATTACTGCGACGCAAGGTTTGATATCTTTGGTAACAGCGGTGCATGGGAATCGGGAGATTGGATTGTGCATTGGCCCGGAACATACAAACCCACTCGCATAAGTAGAGCCAATTATCACCTATCAAATCTGGTCAGATGAGAATATTCATAACAGGCGCCACGGGTTTTGTCGGACAAAACCTAGTAGAGTATTATTCTAAGCGCGGTCACGAAGTCTATGCGTTCCGTAGAAATGAACAATTACGCGAATGCTTGCGTCAATTCCAACCTGATGCTATAATTAACTCAGCAGCCGAGATATACGATCCCGAACACATGTTCGAACCAAACATTGCGATGGTTCAGACTGTATTAGAATATGTTCGCGAATGTGATCAATACTGCCGTTTAATTCAAATTGGTTCTAGCAGTGAATATGGGCCAACTGATCATTCTACTGCTGAAACAGATTTACTGAAGCCGGTTGATTACTATCAAGCTACCAAAGGTGCTGCAACATTGATGTGCCAGGGCTGGGCCAGATTTTTCAACTTGCCCGTTTGGATCGTAAGACCGTACAGTGTTTATGGTCCAGGAGAAAGACCGCATAGATTATTCCCAAGATTGTATCGTGCGTTTAATTACAACGAACCAATGACTTTATATCAAGGTCATCACGATTTCATTTATATAAATGATTTTGTTCGCGGAATTGATCTGGTATTACAAACTTGGGATTTAGCGCCCGGGGAAATTGTTAATTTTGGCAGTGGATTGCAGACAAGTAATTTTGATTTACTCGATATATGGACAAAGGTTACTGATAACACAGATGCTCCGGTAGCTAAAGTAGCAGAAATGCGAAAAGCATTCGAGAACAACGTATGGGTATGCGATATAGCCAAATCATTTAAACTTGGTTTTGATTGCGAATACGACTTAGAAACAGGTATCAGAGATTTTTTATTAAAGGCAAAATATGATAGAACGACAAATTAAAACCAGTAAACAAAACAATTACATATATCAAAGCCAGCATCCTGATGTTGTAGCATGGTTTAACAACACACAAAATCACACCGATGTCATTTTACAACAAATCAACGAGGATCGTATGTACGATCCTATATTTGCCAATCACAGCGACATGACTGTACTCGATCTTGGTGCAAATTGCGGATTGTTTAGTTTGTATGCAGCAGACAGTTGCAAAAAATTAATTGCAGTGGAACCGACACCAAAAACATTTAGTGTACTACAAGAAATTGTTCAAGATCATAATAACATTACGCCGTTGCAGTTGGCCATCGGACCGCACAACGAAATGATTTCTTTTTTCATTAACGAGAACAGCACCACAAACAGTATGCTTGATCGTAACGGGACTGAAACTCAAGTGCAGTGTATGACATTAGAAACCTTGCTACACATGCAAGGATTGAACCAAGTTGACTTTATCAAGTGTGATATCGAAGGATCTGAGATGCAAGCTCTAACCGACACTACTCTTGGACCAATTGCCGACAAGGTTAAGTTCTGGTTCGTAGAAGTACACCAAACAGACGTAAAAGAAAATGCATGGCCCGGCAATCTAGACAGCAATAGACAACAATTGGCAGAACTGTTCCAACGACATGGTTATCAGACTGAATTGGTAATTCACGATCAACTTTTTGCATGGAAATAAGCATGAGTGTATTAAGTGGACAAGTATACGATTATGTGTGCAGAGAGTTACCAACAATTGACGGAAACTATTTTGAAATTGGTGTGTTTAACGGCGCAGGATTCGCTAGAGTAGCTAGAGAAAATTCAGGAAAAAAATGTTATGCAGTCGATCCGTTCATTGAAGATGGGCACACTAATGCAAGTTCTGGTAGCAGCACTGGATCGTATCTAAATCAACAAAAACAAAATTTTTTAGAAAATACAAAAGATTTAGATAATATTACATTGTTTGAAATGACTAGCACAGATTTTGCCAATCAATTGACCGATCAACAAATCAATGAAATGAACATATCTGCAGTTACCATTGATGGTAACCATCATTATGAACATGTAGTAGTCGACTTTGGAATTGCAGTTCGACTATTAAAACAAGGCGGTCGTATTGTGGTTGACGACACTGATGTAGTAGGTGTCGGGCGGGCTTATCGTGAATTTAAAGAAAAATTTTCTGATAGAATCATAAAAGAAGATGACGCAGGTGGTACGACACAAGTTTTATTTTTTAAAGGCATCTAATGACACCAACTAAACGTAGATTAATTGATATAACCTATCAAGAACGATTAAGTCACCTTAGTTCTACATTAAGTGCGTTACCTATTATCGAAGAAATTTACGAGCATCGTCAAAACGATGAGGTTTTTATTTTAAGCAACGGTCATGCAGGACTTGCTCTATACGTAGTGCTTGAAAAATATTACGGAGTTGATCCAGTTGCTATGCTGCATAAGCATGGAATCCATCCAGGCAGAGATCTTGAAAATCATTTGTACTGCTCTACTGGCAGTCTTGGTTCCGGATTGCCTATTGCTATCGGGCATGCTTTAGCTACTCCTAATAAAAATGTTTACTGTATGATTAGCGATGGCGAAGCAGCTGAAGGAAGTATATGGGAATCTCTGCGTTTTATTCACGACAACAAGGTAGATAATTTACATGTATACGCTAATCTAAACGGCATGGGTGCTTATGATATGGTTGATAGCATGACTTTAAGTCACAGACTTGTAGCGTTTCTTCCACGAATTAATATTAGATTTAGTTATCCGCCTAAATGGTCATTTGCCAAAGATCTACTAACTCATTATTATGTTCTTAAAGAACAAGACTATCGGGAGATCATTGAATGAGAAAAGAATGTGCTAGTCTATTACTAGAAAGCATGGTCAATGCTGACAACATCAGAGTTGTCACTGCCGATCTTGGGTTTGGTGTCCTAGATCAAATTCGCAATGCTTTCCCAGAACGCTTTTACAATGTAGGTGCAGCAGAACAACTAATGATAGGTGCTGCAATAGGAATGGCACAAGAAGATCTGGTACCTGTGTGTTATTCGATGAGCAGCTTCTTGTTGTATAGGCCTTTTGAATTCTTACGCAATTATGTGAATTATGAATGTATACCAGTTAAACTAATTGGTAGTGGTAGAGATAGAGACTACAGCCATGATGGCATTAGCCATTGGGCACACGACGACGAACAAGTGCTTGCTGCTCTACCAAATATTAAATTATATAAACCTAAATCAATTGCTGAATTAGAAGATATTTGGCCTGTGTTTATTGGTTCAAAAGAACCTGCATATCTTAACCTTACAAGAAAAATATGACAACAAAAGTAGTTTATGTTACAGGATGTTTAGGATTCATTGGCTACCACGTAACCAAAAGATGCCTAGCACAAGGATACTATGTTATCGGAGTTGACAAGAAAACCTATGCAGCAAATGTACAATTCCTTCCTGAACTGATAGAATATAAAGATCAGTTCAAGTTTATTGAGTCCGATATCAATGATCTGGACATGTTATACGATTGCGACTATATTATCAATACCGCAGCAGAAACACACGTCGATAACAGTATTGTGAGTAGTGATGTGTTCTTGCGTAGTAATGTAAACGGCGTGCATCATTTGCTTAACTTGATTAAAGAACGTCATCGCTTTAAGATGCCAACACTGTTACATTTTAGTACAGATGAAGTATATGGAGACATTGAAGAAGGCAGCCATTTTGAAACAGATCTCCTTAAACCAAGTAATCCTTACTCAGCTACCAAAGCAGCAGCAGATCAATTGATTCTAGCATGGGCAAGAACGTTCAAAGTTCCTTACGTAATTGTTAGGCCAACTAACAACTACGGTATTGGTCAATACACAGAAAAATTTATTCCAAAAAGCATAAAGCATTTGCAATTAGGTAGGCCTATTGCACTGCATGATGCTGGCTTGCCAAGACGAACATGGCTGCACGTTAGTGACACTGCATCTGCAATTATTAAAATTATTGAATCTGGTGTTCAGAACGAAATTTACAACATAAGCGGCAACCACGAAGAACAAAATATTATGATCGCAATGCAAATTATTGATATGTTTTGTTCGGAAAAAATTCTAAGTTATGAATCTTATTTGAACTTAGATATAACTAGACCTGGACAAGATGTTAGATATAGTATTAATGATGATAAGTTAAAGGCGCTTGGATGGCAACCCAACGCAATCTTTGAAGTAGAATTAGCTAAGATTGTTCAGTATTATTCTCAGACGTTTGTGTGGTAACTTCAATCCACGTATAATCGCCTAGCCATTTAACTGGTGCAATGTAACTGTAATGTTCAGGCGCACCAGTAGTCCAATCATTGGGACCTTGATGGCACAGTCTAGTTCGATTTATCTTACTATCAAAGCATAGCCAATACGTTTGTCCGTGGTATATCTGAAACTGATATTCAGCTGCATGCACTGCATCGGTAATGTATAATCTGCGTTTAATATCATCGGCCTGTTTTTGCAAAACCTTTACTAAATCCATTATTCGATTGTATTCTTGCTCGGCATGCATGCGAGCAACATTGACCATAATGTCTTTTTGTTTTTGTACGGGAATTAAATCAAAAGCAGGGCCGCCAACTTCAGTGGCGTATGGTGTAATGTTTTTATTAAAAAAGGCGACTAATTCGCCGCCTATTTCTGCATCGTAGCTGTCTTTGCCTTTGGCTACGTTACTTTTTTTCTTGCTCATTGGTTTGTTTCATTATGATTGGGCTTTCATCTTTTGGATTTTTGGTATTGCTTAATAACCATGCTCCGTAATTGATAAATGCAGCAAATGGATACGAAACAACTGCTAATGTCGCAGCTAAACTAACACCGGTTATTAAAAACAGTATCGAGAACATGGTAAACACTGTTTCTAACATAAGATTCCAAAAACCAGTGACGCCAATATCTAATTCAAAATTTTCCGCACGTCCTGAGTTGTGCGATCTAATGTGACCTCGTAACGATTCAATTTGTTCAATACAACGAATTACCAAAATTTCCAATAAACCACGATACAACTCAGTCATAAATTTTACTCCATTGCTTTAGTTTAATTTGTTTGTTTTCAACGGCTGCGGTTACTTTCTCTGATCTTACAAGTCCATGTTGAGTCATCAAGTTGATCATACAAAGCAAATCACCAACTTCAGTTTCTAGTTTTTCTTGATGTAGCATTCCGTCTTTGTGTGTGTCATTGATACCAAATCTAAATATTTTAGATATTTCTTGAATAACCTCTGCACATTCTTCTTGTGTAATTACAAGAATTTCTCTTTGTTTATCATTCATGTAATAATTATACTACATAAACTAAAAAAAATCAATCTCTTTTTTGTCGAGGTGTAGTATCTTTATCTCTGGGTTCTGCACGACGACCCTTAGGTTTTATTTGGGCACGAGTTTTTTCTGGATCAAATTGTTTTAACTGCTTAGTTGTCACTTCTTGATCTTGTTCGTCGCTTGGGTCAAAGTGTCTTTCTTTGACGTTTCCGTTTTCATCTACCAGGATAACATCCTTTTTACCAGATTCGCCGATCCCTCTAGCCAGTGTCACGGCCATGATTCGAATACCCGGAATACCCAACGATTTACTATTTCTACTACTGTCGTTACGCAATAACCAAACCATTAAATGGCTTTCTGGAATTTCTTCTTTATTAGTAATAACTGCATGACATTCCACTCGAACTTCGTTACCATCTTGAACAAAATGCTCGGGTCTAAATGTTTGTATAACAATACCACCTTCGGGATTTAAATCGCTACCAAAGATAGCATTCAGTGCCTCTTCTTCAGTGGGTTCAACAACAATTTCCTTGCTCAGGGCAAACACAGGTGCTGCATCTGTATAGGATTTATGTTTATCTAATTTGACTACACCGTCGTCAACCAACTTTTCAATTATTCCTCTTGCTTTTTGTCCAAATAAGTTGTCTGCACTTTCCCAAGCTTGTGCATTTAATTTTTTAATGGATATAGGAAGATTTCTTGCTGGGCTAATTAGTACCACATCGGCTTTTTTTCTGCCTTTAGAATCCCGGCCGGCAATATCAACTTTGGTACAATTGTTAATTGTTAAAGATTTTCCTCTTGGGTCAACAAAAGTTACATGAGCTGATCCATAAGAATCAACTACACTTTGTAAAATACCAGCTAACTCAATTTCGTTAGCAACACCAGAACTTTTTTCTCCCTGTACTCCGACATCTTTAACTAGCAGTTTAACAGCACTGTCTTGAAACGCAATACTACCAATGCTGCTGATTTTTGGATCCGGGTTAAATGTTGCTGCCATGTCCGGGGCTTGCGAATTTAAAATAGATAACAGATCCTGTAATACTTTGATTCTAAAAGAATCTTTCTTTTCTTTGCCAGGTATTTGTACCAATACAGCAATCTTATTGCCAGATACTTTTAAATCTGTATACCCATTTTGAGCTAATACATCTTGTAGCTCAGTTTTGGTTACTTCTTCAGTGATAATGTTTATTAGTTCGCGCATAATAACATATTTACCGGTTTTCTATATTCTGTTAATTCATGTTGCAATGCAATAAATACCAGTACACCCAAAAGGAGAAATCAAAATGGACTGGACTAGTCTAATCGAACGTTTACGCGAAATATTTCCACAGTATCGCCCACAAAGCGATATTGAGCGTTACGTTGAGAGTCAACAACCTAAAAATGCAGCCGATGTAGAGCACTGCATAAGACAATACATTTACAATCAACAATTTATGAGGGGCTTATAATGCGCGGATTTATTCAAGCCATAATAGAAGCAAGGCAACGTCAAGCAGATTTATATTTGCGCTGCTTGACTTGCGGTATCTAATCTCTCAATATCTTCTTCCACACATTGCTCGCCGTATTGTATTTCAACGATGGTACACGGTCGTGTAAAAGGATTAGTAAGTTGATGCCAGGTGTTTTTAGGAACACGCCATTCATCGTACTTTGAAAGTATTTTTGGCGGATTATTTAGATCGCCTGGTAGAGCCATGTTGATCATGCATGTTCCTTCAGTTACCATCCAGTACTCGCTGCGATGCTGATGTCGTTGCATGCTCAGGGTTTGGCCAGGCTGTACAGTTAAGGTTTTGACTTTGGCGCCAGGTATTTCATTTAGAACAGTGTAACTTCCCCATGCACGTTCAACTTCTATAGAAGTCCAGCGCCGGAGTATATCACTGCTGCTGTTTAGTTTATTTTCTCCGCCGACACCAAACACAAACTCTACATCGTCAAAAATCATTTCAGGAATATTATCTTGGGTCCTATCTCCGCCATTGGCAAACACAATTTTTCCTTCAGGAAACATAGTTTTGACTTTTCGTATAGCATCGCATGCAGTTCCATCTGTATCATCAAACTCAATCACACGATCTACCATGTGCAGGTTATCGAGCACCGTCATGCGTTCGTGCCATGTCATAAACGGTCTTCCTTTTTTACGTGCAAGCCATGCATCCGAGTTTAGACCAACTACAAGCCAATCGCCTAAATGATCAGCGTGATTGAGATAGGATATATGACCGCTATGAACCGGATCAAATCCTCCGGTAGCCAAAACTATTTTCATTATTGTCTATAATTATCTTTATCTAACCAAGTTGTTATTATAGAGTCTTGTTTAACATATCCATATTGATTTAGACACTCCGCGACACTATCATTTACTAAATTGGCATCAACAATATCAAACCAGGTAGAAGTTTTAGGATTCATTGGAGGAATCTGACTTTTATAAACTGCTACGTGCAACCACATAGTGTTTGGTTCTTTGTAAAAATAGGCATCTCGACAGTCGAAACCATTAACTGCTAACATGTACATTAAGTTTACTATATTATGGTTAAAATACCAACCATTATAACTTATATTTTGCGGTCTGTTGTAACTGAAAAAATTTGACTGCGGTACAGATAAAATCAACATACCATTCTCGTTAATCATTTCATTCCATTTAGACAAAGTGTAAATTGGATTAGTCATGTATTGAAATACATCATGGCACCATACAAGGTCTATTTGCCTAGGAATGAAACGATCATCTTCTAAATCGCATTCTATTGCTTTGACGTTTGGTAATTCTAATATGTGTGGTTTTATTTGTTTAATATTTTTATCAACTGCATAACAAAGATAGTTCCTCGGTTCTGGAGGGTCATCTCTGGTTTCTAATTTTGCCCACCATTCTATATCCAACCCGGAACCGCAACCAAAATCGGCTATAACCTCAAGACTATCTAAAAAACTATCATACTGATACAATAAATCTCTAAGAGATTGAGTATGTTGGTGGCTCTGTGTGATATTGTTAAATAGACCCATTTTATAAGACCTCAACTGCAATTTCTTTATAATCCATCAAAGTGTAATATCTTCCATTCCTGCTGTTCTTAAACGAACAACATGTCCTAACATAAAGTTTTTACTTTCTAGACCTTTCATTACACCCAGCCACTTGTTTCTAAGCAGAGCAACTTCGTTAATGATAGTCTCAAAATCAATAACCTCATCCTCGCCATCGGTATATTTTTCCGCGTCCCGGGATGACAACGAACGAGCGTAGGCTTCAAGGTATTTCTGAAAGTGTTTGCGTCGTATCTTACGAAGTTGTATATTAAGGTAATTAAGTACAGCTTCAATTTCCTGCAGCTGGTTGAACCTATGCTCCGTAACGCCCGGTAAGGCGGCGGTGGACTTTTCCAGGTTTCCTTTAATATTTGTATCATATTTTGCCTGCTGGAGTTCCCGTTCATAGTAATCAATGAAGTCCGGGATATTCCCAAGGTCTGCTACAATTTTATTGTACCACATTATTCTTCGTAATCTAGATCGTCTTCTTCGTCGTCAAGATATTCTTCAATGCTACGTTTAGTATAAGAGTCAGTTGAACCAAACTCCTTTAGTTCTTTTTCGCTTAATGTGTCAGCTAACATACTAACTAGATTGTCACTGGCGGCTTGACGTTCTTTTGCTGGAACATATTCTTTAAGAATAGTGTAAGTTTCTATTAGAATTTCTACATCAATACTCATTCTTCAGTTTCCTCTTCTGGTTGTTGAATAGCGGCACCATGTGGGTTAGCAGCGTAATCTGCCATAACTTTATCAAGAGTCCCATCGTCGTTGCGTTCCCATGCTTTGCGGAACTGCTTGATTACTGTACCGTCTGCTAGCGTGTATTTAAGACTGTTGCCTTCTTTGCTTAATAAACCTTTGGCTTCAAACATGTCTACAAGGCCTGAATATGGATTCATACCAGATTCATAAGGAATCTTGACTTGTACACTTTCAAATGGTTTAGCATAACGTGTTTTCATAATCTTACATGCTGCACGAATACCTTTTACTTCGCTAATCTTGTTACCATCTTCATCTTCTTTTAACTTCAACTTACGCATAGCAACAACAATAGAACTGGCGTAGATAAAACCCTGTCCACCTGAGATCTTGTCATCAGGATCAAACATGTCCTGGCTTGCGTAGGTATGATTTGTGGCAACCAACCCGATGTTTAAGCTGCCGAACATGTTCACACAGTTACGAACCAAGGCGGTCAGTGCTTTGGGCTTACGACCCATGTCACCTTTTAAATCACCTGCTTCGAACTGGTTAACATCAGTTGGTGTTAGTAACATACCTAGACTGTCTAATACAATTAACACTTTAGGACGTTGATCTTCAGGTAGTGTTTTATACTCTTTAACAAACTCAGTGATCATTTTAGCAACATCATCAATCATTGCCATGTTGAGTTTGAGAAGCTTGTCTTCAGCAGTATCGACGCCGAGTGCGTGAAGCCAGGCCTCGTCGAGTGCGTTTTCAGTATCGATAAGAATAACATATATACCTTGTTCTTGTGCGTTCTTAACCAGATTTCCTGAGCAGATAAAGCTTTT